CAAACCCATACTTCCAACCCATTTCAATAAGCAGCAGTTCATCTTCTGTGTAGGCTTCTGTTCTTGGCTCGCCATCTTCCAACCAGCGACCCGCTTTCCACTCTTCAAAAGTTTTATATATCATTTTTGTTTCTCCAATTCATCAGCTAACTTCAATGCTTCTTCTTTCATTCGTCACACCTTTCAATCAAAGCGGCGTAACCACAGATGTCCACAATAGAATCTCTGTGTCCGGGGGTATTAGCCAAGCGAGCACACTTAACGAGAATCATCATTACCGCAACGTCTTTACCATCTATCTCGTACAAATCTTTATTGAGAGCAGTAAGGTAGGCGTTCCACATCTTGGCAATCGTGTCGAGGTTCTTACTTGGCTTACCATACGTTTGCTCTCTATCCCCATAGATGATTTTATTGGCTTCTTTAAGTACCGATACCTTAGCTTCTTGTTCATTTTCCATCTCTCTTCCTTTCTATGTGTTCATACCAACTGTTTACTAAGTCGTCAAAAAACTCTTTACCTTCACCAATCTTGACTACGTCATTGGCGGTCAATTTATAAACTTCTTTTATCTTCATACCATTGTCCGTATCACCAACAATAAGCAAGACTTTGAAGTGCGGATGACTAGCTAACCTGTGTAGTAATAGGCGTTGCCCACCGCTAATCTTTTCCCCGGGTCGTTTCCACTCACCTACAAGAAAGTGTCCGTTGCGTTCATACACCATATCTATATTAGATGGTAAGAACTTCGGATTACTCTTGATGATGCCTTGCAACTCTGTGAAGTCGATGTGCTTGGCATCGGGGTTTCTCATGGCGGTCATTCGTCTTTTCCTAGCAAGTCTATAAACATACCTTCCTTCGGCATCGGAGAATTCATAAACATCTTGAAAGTTTCTATCCCTGTTTCATTGATGATTATGGCAACCCCACCCTTAGCAAAGATGTCCATTAAGTTCTTGGTTTGAAGTTCTGTTGGTTTGCCTTTACCCGCCTTGCACTCGATACCAAGGAACTTCCCTTGATGACAAGCCACAATATCGGGGACACCTGACGAACCAAAACCATGCGTAGCTGGCATGAAGCTGTATGCACCAACTTCTTTCAGAATCTTTTTTACCTTGTCCTTAACTTTCTTCTCGGGTGTAGTCATTGAATTCTCTTTCTTCCTGTTCTTTATCCTGACGTTTCTTATCTCTTGGCGTAGATTTCATTTACTTCTTTCAAATATATAACCCCCATTCCAGTCAATCCATACACATTGGTTCTCTTGTCATAAGGTTTTTTATACACAAAGCCTTTCCTAACTAGGTTATCAAGCACATCTTTTACATAGACAGGAGAAGCTAGCATGGCAGTTATGTAAGCGGTTTTAACTTCACCCTCTTCAAGAACCCCCATTACATACTCCTCTCTCCATGACAGTCCGCACTTGATTCTTTTCTCATAGTGCTTAACTACACTCATTTCTTTTCCTGTTTCTTGGCTTGCTCTGCCGGTGTTAGTAAAACAACTCTAGAGTATTGCTCGCACTTGAAAGCCGACCCACCGATTCTTACTGCACCGGCAATACGACAGTCAGCATGGACTTTGGATTCACTTAGATACATTCCAAACAATGTGCCAAACACTACACCTACAAATATCGCTTTCCACATTTCTGCAAACCACTCCATGAATCTAGTCATCTTGGCTTTCATAGTGCGTTCCTACTGTTTCGACTATTGTTATTGTTCTTATACTTCGGGCCTAATGTGAAGTTCTCCATTGGGTAACGTCTTACTTTGTCATCGTTCTCCCATACAACCACAATAGTTTCGCCCTCGGTAGTCCAACAACCCTCACCGGATGTGCCTGAACTTGTATAGAAATACGCACGATTTAACTTGTCGTAATGTCTGCCATTTACTACACATCGTTCATCGGTTAAAACAATCTTACCCCCACCCTGATTAGGTAGTGTGGCAAAGGTCTCAGCTTTTACGGCGGTAGACACGCTTAGGAGCAACCCTAGCGATACCAACATCAATCTCTTCATCATCTTTCTCCTTACGTTTACGTGCTTTCAGCATAGCGTCAGCTAAACCCCATGCCCCTTCAGCTATCTCATCATATTTAAAATCGTATGGCGTAATCTTCGTAGTGCTCAAAAGCCCTAATAAAGAAAACATCGCAAAGCAATCTCTTAAATCGTTTTCATTCATCTCCGGTTCTCCAACCAAAACAGCACAAACAAAAGGGTCAGGGTGAAAGCCACCCCAAACCCTAAACCAAATAGAACGAACTTAAGAACGCCCCAGATAGCATCAATCATTTAACAAACTTCTTTTCTAAATAGTTAATGACGGCTTGTTGGTCGAGCATCTCAATCTTGAGGTTTGTCGCATAGGCTTCAAGTTCTTTCAACTTGTTGCTTAACGTCTTGAGTGCGTTGTCCTTCTCCAGTATGGCTCTACCTAGCATCTTTAGATTACTGTCGTACTGTCTGACAGTATCAGCCTTGCTTGGGCGACCACGCTTTTTAGCCATAGGCTTACGCTTTTTATACGCACGCACTGGCTTGCCTGTCTTAGGACTGATTCTTACTAATGGTTGTGCTTGTGTTTGTGTTTCTGTGTTGCTCATGATTAACTCCTTAAAATAAACATTCGCCTACTTTATTAACCAAGTCCCCAATCGTAGGCTTTTTGGGTTTGGGTAAAACTTTTAATGTAAGCTCAGGTCTAGTTTTCATCCACGCTTCGGCATCTGCCTTGGTGTCAAAAGTCCTAGATAATCCGAACTCGTCATAACATTGGAACCGCTTCATCTTTGAACTCCGCCCACTGTATAGGGGATATATACACATAGAACACGTTGTCGCCTAGGCGTTTACCAACATTGGTTATGGATTCCCCTCTACGCAACATCTTTAGTAATACAATTTTTGTGTGGACAATGTCGGGCAAAGTTTTAAAGTAAAGGGTGCTTGGGTCGAATAACTTATTACCCATAAGACAAGTAAGTTTGTTGCCTATCTCAACTCGAACCGATACGGGTCTTGTATATACATCAGCTAAGACTTTGTCCAAAGCCTGATGCAAAGCTTGTCTTTTCTCTTCGTTCACACTTACCCCTTGTTGTTAGATTATTTATTAGATTCATTATAAATCCAAAAACTATTTGAGTCAACTTTATATCCAACTTCGGGGACAAAATGTTTATCCTCCATCAACTTCAAAACTCCGACTCGTTCCTTGATATGTTGAGGCAACTCATCGTGATTAGGGTATTCCCTATCATTCACATACACCTTACCAAACGCATACAGCACGCTTGTCTTGGGCGACTCTTTGGCATTACGTTCTAAATGCTCTTTGTATCTCGGTATAGCTTGAACCGCCAACTTGAAAGCCGGTGTCTTGAATACAACATTTTGTGCTACTAAGTTCTCTAACTCCTCTACCCATTCTTTATCAGATAGCGAAGGCATACAACCTCTAAGTGCCTGTTGCCATGTAGCGTGTGCACTAAAAGCCTCTCGTTGGGACTTACCTAGAATCTCGCTAATACCCACCGGTAATAAGTATTCCATAGCTTTCTTTACCGCCTTGCGAACATCCTTAGTCCTTACCGACTTATGGTCACGAGTATTCCACCTAGCGTATTTGTCATTCTCAATAAGTCTTGAGGACACTACATACTCAAAGCCGTTTACAGAATTGCCATAGTCCCATACAACCTCGCCAACCGGTGCGTTCAAGCGGGTATCTACAAACTTAGCTATATAAATATGCTTACCCTTTATAGGGGGTGCTCTGTGTTGCTCGAACGATACCTCGAACTCCACCGGCACAGTAATATGTTTAAGTGCAAACTTGTCCATAAACTCAATCATCTCAGGCACACAGTTCGCTTTAACTTTTGCGTAATCACTTGGTAGCTTCAGCATCTTCATCTCCTTCTTCAGTAAATCCATTATCTATCTCTATCCTTCTTATTACACATGGATAGTCTAAGTCCCACCCCTCACCATAGGATTCCTCCTCGGTATCGTCAGACTGCTCACCGATACGGACAAACCTACACGCCATATCGTTGTCATAGTTAGTAGCTAAATGGATAATGTATTCAAACGCCGCTTGACAGTCCCCATACCACTTCCATTGGTCGGCATAGAACTTAATCGTGTTCTTAGACTTATACACTCGCATCCTACCTACAATATCTTTGAAAGCACCATCGACTTCTTTCCTACCTGCAAAAGGTTGCCCTGTGTCCTCTTTGTCATACTCAGCAATCTTTAAGACTGCATACAAACCCTCAATCGGTTTCTCTGTCCGTAGGGCGAACGCTATCTCACTCCGATACCCCATCGCCGTTCTCCTTTTTCTTAAATGACATACGGATTTCCTCGTTCTCTACTACATAGAACCCATCATCTCGTATCTTTGGTTTCACATCCCCATAGGCAAGTTCAGCAACTAAACCCGATAAAGCCCCAACATGGTGTTGCATAGCCCTCACCTTATTAGTAGCCAACACCGCAATCAGCGTAGCGATACCAGCCCACGTCATTAAGAATAATTCTGCGTAGCTCATTTTCCATACCCCCTTTGTCTTTCCTCAAGAACCTTACGAATCTCTAGCTTGTTACCCATTTTTACCGATACCCACATAGCGGGGGCTAGCAACAATAACCACCAATAACTTCCATACGCATCAATGAGAACGATAGTCACTAAATAAGCAATCATGTCGAACAAGTTAAACCTCAAACCAAATAAAAACTTTATCATCGCTATTCCCCTTTAATCTTTTGTATGGCGTTCCATTCCTCTAATATGTCAGGGTAAGTGCGTCTAACCCACAAGTGAAAATCAAAATACTCATTGATTTCATCTCGCAATCTATCGCACATACCTTGCCAACGGCGGACTTCCCACTCATTTGTGTTCATGCGTTCCATTTGCAACCGGTCATATTCCTCTCTAAGCGTATCTAAATGTGATTTATTTATGCTCATACATCCCCCTTAAAACATACTTAGAATTTCATCAACCTTGGACTTCACATTCTTGCGAATACCCTCGGACTCACGCACATCAGCCGGCTCAACGCCATGCAAGGCTCGTTCCAACTGTTGGCGTGCTTGCTCTAGCTTGGGGTCGTTGGTCACATTTAGCTTGGTCAATAGTTCACAGAGTTCTTGTGCGTTGGTTATAGTGCTATCCCAAAACTTCTTTTTATTCTCATCTGAATAGTCAAGTCGTTCACTTATATGTGTCAATACCTCGTGTAATCTATCCCATGCGTCTTGCATAGCATCGTTGAGTTTGTTCTCGTAATAACTCTTGTATTGTTCCTCCAGTTCCCGCTTGGCTTCCGCCTCAACATCTACTCGGAAATCGCCGGCATCAGGCACAGGGGTAAACACATACTTAAATCTAAACTTGTTGCGTAGTTCCTCGACATCAGGATACTCGTTGCGGTCGAACAAAGCCCCAAGAGTAAAAGCGGAACTTGATACCAGTTGCGGATACTCCACAAGAAATTCATCCACCGCCTGTGTAAATTGATTCTCAAAGTTGTTTAGAGTTTGTTTGTAATCAAAAAAGTTAGCCATAGGTAGCAAGCGTGAACCACCATCTGACCAAGGCAAAGTGTTCTGATAGTTCCATGTGCGGATAGCACTCACAATCTTTTGCACTTTCTCTAGCTTGTCTGACCCTGCCAATAACTTCTTGTGGTAATTACCGGCACGAGCTTTCGTTCCCTTGCTCGCATCTACTTCCTCAGATACTTTTTTGTCCATCTTGCGACCTGTCCATACAGAGATGTTTAGGTCTACTAACATAGCATTACTTCCTATCATGATGATTCTCCTTGTGTGATTCGTAATAACTTCATTATTGCTTCAGCTTCTTCCCTAGTTAAGTCCTCGTTAATTCTGTCGAACGGAGATGTGTCCTCCATACGCATAGCGTAGAACTTCTCTCTCCTATCCGCCCAACTCAGAGGACTAGGCTCAACGAGTTTGATGACACACCAACTCCTGTCCTCACTCATGCTTAACCTTTTCTGAAATACTGTCTGACAGTATCTTGTTGCACATCAATGTCATAGCCTCAGAGTTAGTCAAAGACAAACCAATCTCTTTCTCCATAGCAGTCTTGACTTGCTTGAACTTCTCTTTAGCCTCTACCTTAATCATTAAGGTTTCAAATCCGTAATACTTACCCATTGTTTTCTCCTATTAGTTTCATTACTGCTAATGCTTCTTTCCTGTGTTTAATTCGGTCGGCTACTAATTGCATACCATTCCATACCTGATACCTACCTCGCCTTGGCATCTCAATACGCAACCCTATCCAACCGGCTTGTTTGAGCATCTCTCTTTGCCATGCCTCACGAAAAGCCTCACTCAATCCTTCCTCTACTATCTGTTGTATTGGTTTAGGTTTAGTCATACCCACCCCCTGATTCCAATAACTTCTTTATACCTTTAGCTTGTGAATACTTAAGGTTCTCAACTAACGCTTGACCTTGGTAGCTAGTAGGGTGGGCAGTAATGTGATATATCTCTCCTACCCCATCACCACCTATTACCTTAACCACCGCCCATCTCTCACCCATCAACTCATACATATTGTCTAGGTCTGTCTTGGTCTGCATGATTACTCCCCTACATAAATAGATACTCCATTACCTGCAGTAATACCCTTGCTAGTAATACCCCAAAACACAGGGTGTTTCCAATTACCCCATGAGCCTACATAACCATCGGTCAGCATGATTACACACTCAGGGTCAATCTTGTGTTGCTCAAGATATTTAGGAACACACTCGGGGTCTGTGCCACCACCGCCGGCAGGTTTAGTGCTAGACATCAGAGCCTCATACTCATCACGACCATACTTCTCATGACCGGCTACTGCTGTGTCCCAATACAGTAAGTCAATACCCTCGGGTTGCACATGATTACAGATAGAGATTAGTTCACCTAGGAACTGACCAATCTCAGCCTGACCGATAGAACCTGAAGTATCAATACCGACTACGATTCTGCCAACGGCTTCACCAACTGCACTCGGCATATATACATTTTGGTCTACCCATCTACGATTAGGTCTACGCCATGTAGAGTTATCCTTGTCCGCACAGATAGAGTTCACGAAATCACGCAACACATTTCGCCAATCTACCTTGGCTTCCATAGCCTCAGATATTTCACGAGGCACATTACCTGATAACTTACCTGCTAACAATGCACCCTGTCTTAGAGCTTGGTCAATCTCTCTAGCCAACTGTTGCTTTTCGTCCTCGGACATTTCCTCGGCACTCTCCCAGTCATGCTCGTCAAAGCCCTGACCCTCTTGCGGTTGTGAATCGCCACTACCATCGCCTTTTCCATTACCACCCCCACTACTCTTAAGTTGTTGTTCAAGTTCTCTGAATACCTGTCCGGCATCCATACCACGATACTTCTCATCTAGCAGTCCACCCTCGGGCAACTTGACTGCGAACCCATTAGGGTCTGAATCATGAATCATTAGATTGATTACATAATCGCAAGCCATGTTAGCCAACTGTGGTTGTTTCTTATAAAGATGTTTCCACACAGTCGTGTGACGAAAAGCCTTGTGTAGGTTCTCGTGCAAGATAAGTCCCTTGAGTTCGGGGTCTGACAACTTCTCTACAAACTCACGCCCATAGTATGTATTGCGACCATCTGTGCAAGCGGTAGGTATCTCATCACGCACCTCAGTCTTACCAAGCATAAAGATGCCTGAATACAAACAATACTTCGGGTCATTCATGAGTGCCACATGGGACTTCTGCACTCGTTGTTCGGCGGATAACTTAGCCATATTCATTCTCCTTAAGTTAAATACTGTCTGACAGTATTAGAACAACCATTGATTGTCGGTCGCCCATTTGACAAACTCCTTGTTAGATACAGCCATAGCTTGTTTACTTGTAGACTTCACAATGCTACGGGCAAACAAGGCTTGAAGTTCTTTGTCCAACTTGTCGGCATACTCCAACCATTTAGGTAGAGTGTCCTTGTCCACACGAGTAATAGCAGAGAACACCAAGATACATTTAGCTACCGCATCATCAGGGACTTTGGCTTTCTTAGGATTCTCAACGATAGCCTCCCATGTAGGTAGCTTGTCCACTACTGTAAAGAACGCTTGCATATCACGACTGGCGGACTCACCGATAGTGCCTGACAAAGCAGAGATAGTCACGCTATCACCAAGCAAGTGTCGTTTCTTAGCAATATGACTAGCCTTCTCCAACGAACGAGGGGTCACGAAAGCAGTCTGCCCCGCCTTGGTCGGATTGAAAATATACGGATTGTCCTTCTGTGCCTTGTCAGTATAGGACTCAAGTGCATGAGGGAATTGTTTTACCCACGCAATAATCTCAGGGGCAATATCATTCTCCAATGCCCATGCACCCCATGAATCTGAATCAACTGTGCCATCAGGATTAAAACCTGCGTTAGGTTTACGGACAGTCACAAAGCAAACACGATTGCGAGCATGAGCTTCTAAGTTATCGCCCACCCCATCTGTTGCTAAATTTGTTGTGCCAAACACAATGCTACCCTCGGGTAGTTTCACATCACCAATGCGTTTCTCTAGCATGAGTGTGAGTAGCACATTCTTAACGGACTTCATAGCCTTACCAATCTCGTCAAGCATAACAATCACAGGCTTGTCGGACTGGAACTTAAATCGTGCGTTGGGTGCAAACTTCGTGACTTTCAAGTCATTACTCACTTGCTCTGTGTAAGGCAAGGCGAAGTCGCCCAAGTCTAATAGTGTGCAGTCAATGTATGCGGTTTCATAGTTAGGTAGTCGGTCTGACAACACCTTGAGCATAGATGACTTGCCAATTCCCGGCTCACCTTGCCCAATAATCGTGACCTCTGTGCCAACTGTCGCAACTGCGTTAGCAAACTCTTTCAAAGATAATGTAGAACCAAATTGAATACTCATGATACAACTCCTATAAAGATTAAAAAATTAAAATACTGTCTGACAGTATCGGGATTAACTACAACCTACAACTTCTTATACAACATATTACTATTATAAAACTAATACTATTTTATGTCAAGTTTGACATAGGCTTATCTACTTTGATAGTCTTGGTGGTGTAGATGTCTTTGGCTTTACCAATGATGTAATCTATCTTGCGAACAACCGCATCAGGGTTATAGATATAGTCGTGCTTGGTTCTAGTTATCTGCCTAGTGTTGCCATCATAGGTATACTCCTCAACATACTCACCTGCAAGTCTAGTTTCACATTGGCAAGACTCGGCGATACATAACATCAACTTATACTTGTCAATGTCATCACCCTCAGTCATTACTCGTTCCATCAACTCGGTAAGTCGTTTAGCAACATCACCGCCCATGTGTTGGCGTAAGCACCAATTAGTGAACTGCATATTGAACTTAGGGAACTCATACTGATACGCACCCCAATAGCCCCTGTCTTTATCGGTCGCCTTGTATTGTTGGTAGATGTCATGCGTTATCACATTGTCATGAATCCGCATCATCACACGAACATAGTCCTTGAACTCTTTGACCTTGGCTCGTTCAGCCTTAGACTTCTTGCGGTCTACAACTTTCTGCTCTCTGACAACTTCTTTGTCGCAAATGTATAGGTCTTGATTGCGTAGGTGGACAAACTCATCACCCTTGAATCGTAAGTGCAACTTCTCGCCCCTTGAGATTGGAACTGTGCGACCATCAACCTCAACCCAAATCTCACCATACTTCTTATAGCATGACAGTCCTGAGTGTCTTTGAATCCATTGTGCGGTTAGTGGGGTAGCCCATCTGTCAATCTGCAAGTATAAATCTCCGTTCGGTGCAAACACCACACAGTCGGTGTCATACAACCTAGCCCCATAGCCCTCGCCAAATGGGGTCAATACCTTTACAACTTGTTCCCAATCTCTACGCCTTTCCCCAATCGGTCTGCACTCAATCGCCCGACCACGAATAGGGGTAGTGTTGTGATACTTATTTTTCAATCGTTCAAATCTACTTAATGCCATGATGCTCTCCTTAAAATACTGTCTGACAGTATGTTGTTAAATAAACCAATAAACTAATAACGCCAAGCCCAAGATAGGCACAGCCACGAATGTGAACCAAAAGAAGCTCTCAGCCAAAAACTTAAAGCCACTCTCCAAATCACTTTCACACCGCCAAAGTGCAGTCGCATAGTCCGCATCTCGGAAGGCTTCACTTACTGACCTGTGTGTCCGATTACTCCACACCACAACGGCAGGGTCTAGTGTGCTTTTATATTGTGTTCGTTTCATGCTTTACTCCTTTAAAGAATGTATAAAAGAACGGGTTATATTCCTCAATTAACGCCATCTTGTCCTCAGCCTTGGACAATTTAGCTATATCTCTCAATAAGTTATCGCCCTTGCTCGGCTTGCGTAATGCCCATAACTGAGCACCTGTCTTGCGTGGGTGCGGTCTTTTCCATTTACCTGATGCCATGATTCTCTCCTTATGTGCGTTTAGGGTTTAACTGCTTTAATAGTTCGGGGTCGGATATAAAGTAATAGTTAGATTTATTGAGTGGGGCGATAGTGTGCTTTTTCTGCCTTGCTATGTCCTCTCCACAATCTAGGCATACTGCATACCCTAGCGTGAACCTTTTATATGCGAACTCATCTCCGCATACCTTACAAGTCGGCTTGTATTTGCTCATA